AACATCAACAAAGACATGGAGGATGTTCTCAACACATACCAGTGTCCTGAGCTTAGAAAGGCACTTGATATCAATTTTAAGAGAGCACTCAGCGGTGAGCAGATAAGTTTCCTCTGCAGTTTTGATGCAAGCTTTATTTGGACACGTTTGACTCCTAGATTTGAAAGTGGGGTGTGCATTGGAGTGATTGGCATATCATGGGATATAACAGCCAACTATAATATGTACAGTACACTAAAGCGTGTAAGTGAGATACCTGTTGCAGACTCAAATGCAATTGAAGAATTAAAGAGCACAGCACTTAAGGCAGCAAACAGCAGCATTATCAGTACTCTCCTCGAGGAGGTCTCAAGATGAGCTTAGAATCTTCCGGTGGAACAAAACAGAACGGCTGGAATGAGTATTCGAAGCTAGTTCTCAAGGAGCTTGAGACGCTATCAGATAATATTGATGGCATCAAGAACGAGATTCAACATGTAAAGCAGGAGATCGCAAAGATGCAGGTCCGTGAAGACAAGGTGAACGAGCTTAAAGAGTGGAAGTCAAAGATTGACGAGGTGGTATCACCGAGTCAGCTAAGGGATGCTGTCAAGAAGATTGATGAGCTCAAGACGTTTCAGACAAAGGCAGTGACAGTCTTTGCTGTTGTTCAATTTGCGATGGCAGTTTTTGCACTCGTAATTAGATTTCTAGGTTGACTGGAGAGATAAGTGGCAAATTTCATACAGACACTATCACCGACACCGTTCGGCTTCTTTGATGCAGACACCGACTTCCAGACGGAAGCCGATGCGATGGTGACATTTGTCAAGAGGAAGCTGGGTGACGACATACTGAGTGTCGAGCTCACAAAGAAACAGATATGGGCGTGTTTTGAAGAGGCAGTTCTCGAGTACAGTGCTATTATAAATCAGTATCAGGCGAAATCCCAGATGGCAACACTAATGGGATCTAGCACAGGAAATCTCCAGGGACATGAGCAACAACTGCCCAGGGAGAACCTTGAATTCATGATGAGGAGAGCAGAACCCTACTCAGCAGAGGCAGGTCTAGGAGGTTCTTACAATTCTGTGTCAGGATCTATTGCTCTTGAGAGAAGTAGACAGGACTACGACATCTACACAGAATTAAAGGATCAGGCAGGAAACTTAATTTTCTCAAGCAGCCTAAACACGCTGAGCACAAGAATGAAGATCATGGAGGTGTTTCACTTCTCACCCCAGGCTGCTTATCGATTCTTTGACACAACTTCAGCAATAAATTACCTCAACAATGAGTTCTCATTCGAGTCTTTCACCCCTGAAACTGTGTTCTACATCCTTCCAGTTTTCGAGGACGTACTTCGTGGTGGTATGCTTGGTCTCTCTTCCAGGGTGAGAAGATCACACTATTCTTACAAAATAGTGGGTAATAAGCTGAGACTCTTTCCTATGCCAACGCAAGACAATCCAAGCAAGCTGTGGATTAGAGTAAATTTTGCTCCTGACCCATTCTCATCTCCAAACGGTGATGGAACAATAGATGGTGTGAGCAATCTATCGAATGTGCCTTTTGGCAACATAATGTTTAGTGGTATAAATTCGATAGGAAGACAGTGGATAAGACAGTATTGCCTCGCACTTGCAAAGGAATTACTTGGTCTCATACGCTCAAAGTTCTCAACAGTTCCAATACCCGGAGGTGATCTCACGCTTAATGGCGCAGATCTAGTATCGCAGGGACGAGAGGAGCAAGAAAAGCTAAAAACGCAGGTGACAGAGATGCTTGAGTCTCTCACCTACACAAAGCTGCTAGAGGATCAGGCAGCAGCGAGTGATAATCTCCAGAAAATTCTCAGGAATATTCCTATTCCAAACGGTAGAGCAATCATCATCGGATAAGGAGATACCTGTATGGCTAGACTATTTTTGACTCCTCGTGAGATTGACTTCATAAGTGACATCACGAAAGAGCTCACAAAAGATGTAAGAGGACAGAAGATCTTTTATTACGGTGTCAGAGAGGATCTCACAGACGTCCATGATGTCTATGAAGAGTCACCTGAGAAAGTTTTTAATCCTCCAGTTGAGATAGAGGCAGCAGTTGACTGGCGTCAATCTGAGGTTGCGACCGATAGATTTGGATACGATGAGATGTCTGATATAACTGTTTTCATCCACGCACGTGATCTGCTTGATAGGGATCTAAACGTGAATGTCGGAGACTATTTTAGCTACGGCATCAAGTTCTACGAGGTGACATCTGTAATCAATGAAAAGCAGGTGTACGGACAGATAGAGCACAAGGTTGGAAAACAGATATTCGGCAAGCAGGCGAGACAGGGTCTCATCAATAAGATTGCAAATGGTCCTACAAGAGAAGAGTTTGCTGACGCTGGCGCAGTTCAAACAGAGTTCGAGCAGCAGCGTGGGTTTGAGACCAATAGTCAAGGACCTACAGGTGACGTTCATCAGCTTGTGAAGGATGGAAAACTTGATCCTCCACTATCTGGACCCCATAATGTCACAAAGCAGGGAGACGAAATAACATCATCCTTCTACGGAGACGAGTGAAATTAAATGAGCACTAGAAGAGACATAACTCAGATAAATAACTCGGAGCCGCTGGGTTTCGAGGGAAATGATACTCCTGGTGACATAGAGATTCCTCCCTGCACTGTAGAGGATGTTGATAGGTCTGTATTTAACTTGTTTGACAAACAGCTGCCTTTTCAGGCAAAGGCAAACAGTGAGGGAGTCAAGCGAATTCCTGTGATATTTGCAACAGGCGAGCGATTTGCAGTTTTAAGACGCAAGGAGCCACTTCGAGACAAGACAGGCGCAATTATACTTCCACTTATTTCTATAATGAGATCAGGAATAAATCAGGATCCTGATAATGGAATAAGCGGAGGGCAGACATCTCCTATTGTAATTAAGCGGAGGCTTTCAAGAGACAATCCAATCTATAAGCGTCTTATCAATGAACATCGCCTTAAGAATCAGGATGATAATGCAGAGGCTTCCCACAATCTTTCTCCTGTAGGAAGTGGCGCAATTCCTGGAACAATTGGGACCAGAAGAACACCCCCGCAGCAGTCAGAAGAAAGCAGATCAGGTAATCTACTTAAACCCCAGCTTTCTAATAACATTTATGAGACACTCACGATCCCACCCGTGAAGTACTACACAGCAACTTACAATATTACGTTCTGGAGTCAGTACACACAGGAAATGAATAACATGCTCATGACAATCATGAGTCTATATCAGAATAATCATAGAAGAACATTCAAGCTGGAGACTGATAAAGGCTACTGGTTTGTAGGTTATGCTTCAAGTGAATTAAATCCTGAGAACAACACAGATGATTTCAAGGATCAGGAGAGAATAATAAAGTGCAGCTTTGAAATAAAAGTAAATGCTTATATAATAGCTCCTCAGTATCCTGGCTCACCCTCATATATCAGACGATACGTTTCAGCGCCCACCATTGAATTTGACACATTTAGCACAATTGGAAAGATTATTGTCAATCCTCAGACAGTTCAAAGAAATGATCCAAACATATTTGTGTTAGAGGATCTTTACAGTGAAACAAATGATCTTCCAGACTCAGGTGTAGGTCTTAGTGAAAATGAATCAATTGTAAGATCATTAGATCGTTTCACAGATAATGGGTCTGCAACAATCGGTGGGTATATCAATAATGCTTCTGTTTCTAATATTCGAACAGTTGTAACTGATAGAAATATTTTTACAGGAGAAGTAAAACAAGATGTGCTGTCAGTAAAGCTAGTAAATCCTAAAAAGGGTGAGACTGTTTATCGATCTCAGATGATACAGAAGATAGAAGATATAACATAAATGCCACAAACGAAAGCGTGGTAATGTGGAACTATCAATTTGACTTCCATATTTAAAAGGGAATAACGTTCGTCTAAGGAGTTGATTCGATGCCTGAACAGACTTTTCGATCCCCGGGGTTTTTTGAGCAGGAGATAGATCTATCCGCACGTAGCTCTAGCCCACTTGGAATTCCGGCGGGTGTAATTGGTACAGCGAGAAAGGGACCGGCATTTGTCCCTGTCACTGTCGGAACATTTTATGATTTTGAGAATCGCTTTGGAACTCTCGATCCAGAAAGATTTGGACCTTACGCTGTACGTGAGTTCCTCAAGCATCGCAATGCTGTGACATTCGTAAGAGTCCTCGGTGCCGGTGCTAATCAGACGGAGTCTGATCTTTACACAACGGAAGTTCAGGGAACTGTAAAAAACGCAGGATTCGCTCTATCATCTGTAGCAGTTTCAGAAAGCGGACACTTTGGAGCTGTCCAGTTTCTATGCGCAAAGCAGTCCCTTGTAACAAATGAGCTGTACGGATACCCACAGTTCAGTGATAACGCCTCATTCAGTGAGCGTGCAGGCGACAACAAAGTAAATCTCGTACGTGCTGTCCTCTTCACTACAACGGGATCTAAGTTTGAGGTTTTTGATCACGATCAGACGTGGGCCGCACACGTTGCTGTTAGAGATTCTCTAGCAACTGTGGGAGACGCTGCAGGAATCGGTGAGGACTACTTTAAACTCGCAATATCCTCCTCAGCAGGTGCAACATACTCTTTTGATGAGAACGCCCTCGGTGTGAGAATCTACACTGCGTCTCTCAATCCTGCAAGCAAGCACTATGTTGCAAAGATTCTAAATACGAATCCCGACAAGTTCCAAGAGACACAGCATTTCCTCTATGTAGACTACACAGTCGAGAATGAGATCGCATCTGTCTCAACAGATGTAGGATCAATAGCAATTCTTTCTGGATCGTCTCTTACAACATCAACAGGCGGAGACACATCAACACCATACAGAAATCTATTTGGTCGCTACGATACAAGGTACACAACGCCACGCACACCAAGCGTAATATCTCAGCCTTTCGGAACTGCTGAGTATGATCTCTTCCGCTTTGAGACAATAAGCGATGGTGCTGCAACAAATGATGATTTCAAGATCTC